TTAGATTGTAACTATCACCAAGGTTAGATAGTGCCGCAGCAGTATATTGACTAGTCCAATTCTCGGCTACTGAACGAGTAAGTAATCTATCTTTAGCAGCAGAATAGCGTAGACCAGTTGCCTTATCTATAATCTGTTGTTTAGTTAATAGTTCAGAATTGCCTTTTCTTTTGTTCCAGTTGTATAACTCTGTAGAAAATCCACCATTAGGATAGAAGTATCCATACACATCACGGTAATCTTCTACTACACTTGGGTCTCTAAGTATCATCTGATATGTCATTAGATTACTTGGTGGGGTTGCTGTTCCGTTAGGGCCAGACCAACTAGATATAAGAGCAAAGATTTGCTCAGGGCCATATAGGTCTAAGAAATCAGCATAAGCCTTATATGTATCACCAGAGTACTTATTCTCTAGGTCTTTAAAATCTGATTGAAGCGCGGCAACTAGCATAGTGTCACCGCTTTTATCTTTAGTAAGGTCTACTGGAGATACGGCTACTGGACTTCCCAGTCCAAATATACCTCTTGACATAGTAAACCATTTTGCAAACTTATCTGCATCTTTCATCAATCTGTTTTGATCACTAGGATCATCAAGATTATAATCGCCACCACTAGCAAGATAGTTCATTACTGGAGCATACGCTGCAGCATAACCTTCTTCCCAGCCAAATATACCAGATGCAATTCTGGATATATTGTTAGTGCTTAATGCCTGAACAACACCAGGAGCAGTAGTTAAGTTTGCTCTTCCAAAAGGAAATAGGAACTTCTCCGCTAACTCTCTTGTTGTTGGTGGCAGTGCTTGTAGTGGATCAAATCCAAAGCCTTCAATTATGTTCAAAGGTATAACTAATCCTGGTCCAAATCCTGGTAGGATTCCTGAACCAAGTGCAAAGTTAAAAGATTGTGGGCTGCCTTGTGAACCAAATGGTCCCTCAGTACTTAACTTTCCACTGAGCAGGTTAGTCATAAAGTTCATACCAGTTGACATAAATGGTACGTAGAATTGACGCTGACCATATGAGTTCGTAAAGAAGAACCCTTGATTTGGATCATAGAAATTTTTAGCATCGGTTGCTTGATATAATGCTGATGATTCTGGAGAGTTAAGGAAATCTAAACCACGAGCAACCTTATATAATTCACCAGGATTATCAAATGCTAATCTTCCCCAGGTGCTAATTGTATCAGCCCAGGCTTGACCAAATGGTGCAACTAATCTTAATTGATGCCACAATAAACGCTTCTTTGATGCATCATAAAACAAGTCTTTAACGTGCATACTTGCAACTCTGCTAGCATAAGTATTGATTTCTTCAAGAGTCATAGTTCCTTTGCCATCTGCTTTTTCAACAGATTTCCAGAAACCGTGCTTGATTCCTACTTGTTCTTTGCCATTAGCGCTTAATAGTGGGCTTAATGACTTAGGAGCAACTTTGCTAATTTGTGCTATGGCATCAGCATCTGCTGCATAGATCACATCTCTTACAGTATCCCAATACTTCATACGCCATTCAGGACCCATACTTGAGTTCTTTTCAAGTTTAACTGCATAATCAAAGAATGCATCGCTGACAGCAGTAAAACCAGACTGTCTTTTTTTATCAATTACTGCTACTTCTTTAGGTATCTTCATAGCAACATTGTCCCAGTTTGCTATACCTTCAAAAGCCTTTTTGAGTTGAGCCGCAAATTCTTCATTAGCATCTTTAATTTTCTTTTTGCCAGCCTTAACTTGCTCGGCATTTAGAATTGAGTTTAAAGCGTCATCTGCTTCTTTAGGTACTTTAATAGAATATCCAGATGTCTCTATAGCACCTTCGCCAATTAATTTCATAATTGCTTCAGCAGATGCACCATCTTGGCCAGCAACTTGCTCGATACGAGCACGTACAGAGGTCGCTCTATTTAAAGTATCTTTGCCAGTAAATAAGTAGGCCATTGCTCCCTCAGGAGTGTCAAAGACTGCCCTTGTTTCTGGACTTTGTATACCATTTAAAAATCTATCCCAGGCTGGTCTGCCCTCACCATACAGTAAGTATGAAACAGTATCTGCTTCTTTACCTGGTGATGTTCTTGCAACTGCTTTTGCTAAGTTGCTTTGATTTAGAATTCTAATTTCATTTGCTAAACCTAGGAACCAGTTTTGATCTTTTGAGTAAACAAGATTATAGCCACGCATTACAGATACTTTATCTATTTCACCCCGTAAGCCAACGGATAGATCATCCATAAATGTGTGGTAATCAGATTTAGCACCATTTGCTATGGTTTCATTTGCTAATTCTTCCGCTTTAGAAAGTTTAATATTTTGGCCAAACACATTGTGTTGCCATTGGTCAAGACTATTTACTAAACGCTTCCAGCCGGGTCCATCATTCTTTCCTTGCCACATACCAATAGCAGCAAGTGGATTATTATAGAAAGATATATGACCATTAAGCATAATACGTATCTGCTCTTCACCTATGTTACGAATAATATAGGCTGGTCTAGTTAAAATAACTCTTTTCCAGTAGTTACTTGTAAATTCATCAACAGCATTAAAGGTTTTGCCAGTGGCACCCTTAGCATATTGGTTAAGTTTTGATACTCTTCTTATTTCTTTCATTAATTCGGTTGCTGGTGGAAAGTAAACCATAGATTTTAAACGTTCTGACTCTAAATGTGGTCCACTAAGAGTTACTTTTCGCCCATCAGATATAACAAAATCTATATTAGCATTACCTCTATGAAGTTCTGCCCAGTAAGTAGCCTGCTCATCAGCATTCTTTGCAAACACTCTTGTTAATTCTTCTAATTTGTCAGGACTAATACCTGCTTTTTCAAAGGCAGCAGCATTTGATTTAAATACAATATCATAAACCTTAGTTGCAGACTGATATGCAGACACACTTGGGTCAGTATTAAAGGCAATGTCGTCAACTATTGCTCTAATTTGAGTTTCATCTACCTTCAGTGATCTAGCAAAATTAACTACTACATCAATTAGGGCATCTTTATCTTCAAAGTGAACTAGGGTTCCAGTTTTTGGAACGTAAGTATTGTAACTCTTGCTTAAACCATTGTATAATTTTTCAGCATTAGGTATCTTCTTAATGCCTTTAGTTGCCCAGCCAGCAATTCCCTGCGCTGGTCTAGCAATTGGTCCTTTTACAATTCCGCTTAAGGCCCTAGATGTTACTGTTCCACTTTCTAAAATGTTTTGAACTACTGTACCATCTGCAACATATGGCGCTAATACCTGAAGAACTTCTTCGCGTGTCTTTGCGTTAGCAAGATCTTTTGCTTGTTGTAATGTAAAGCCAGGTTGTCCGCGTCTTTTACTAATTTGCATAATTTTGTAGTAGTCATCAATTTCTGCAATTTCATTTAATATAGGTTTAGCGGATGCACCGTTTAAAAATTCTGCAATAGCATCGTAACTAATTCCTTTTTGGGCTGCCTGAGATTCTTCATCAAGTTTAACCTTCTTCGCAAAGGCATCGTTATAAGATTTTTGAAAGGCTAACAGTTGGCTATCAGCAACTGGAACTCCAGCATTGACTGCTCTTTCAGTTAGATTTAAATCCTCTAATGCTTTAACTACATCATCATTTGCAGTTGCAACCTGAGCATCTAAGGCAGTTAACTTTTTTAAGTCTTCGGCAGATGCACGGCCAGCAGCATATGCTTTTGATTTCTTTATAGAATCAATAGCACGTTTTGCTTTGTTTGCTTTAGTTACTGGATCAGCATAGATCATTAATCCAATTTCACCAATAGCATTTATAAGTCTAGCATTACCACTTTCTAGATTTCCACCAGTCATAATATATGAAACTGGATCAATTGGTGAATAAGGTCTGTATAGAGGATTTCCCTCTTTATCTAAAACCTTGTTGCCTTCTCCATCTAGTACAGCAATCTTGCCTAATTTTAGTTTTTCTTGACGTACTCTAAATCCTACGCCACTTTCTTCGTTGATAAAAAATCCAGAACCAGTGTCTACTTTTCCCTCAGTAATCAATTGCTTAACTGATTGAATTGCGTGTGTCTGGTCAATACCTTCCCACACCCAGTTAGAGTTTTTTCCAGTGGCAACATTAGCAACAGCATTACCAAGTGAGTTAATAACTGCTTCAACTGGAGCAAATAAACCTGTTGTAGTTAAACGACTTAAGCCTTTAATTCCAGTCCATAGACCATAAGGAACGCCAAACATTTTGTTCTTGAAATTTTCATTTGCTATTCTTTGAGATTCTTTAAGACGATCTGCTTCACGTTGTGCTTTTGTTTGCTTATCGATCTCTAAAAATGTATCTGTTAATTTGCTTGATCCAATAGTGCCGCTCTTGTAAAGTGCTGATATAGCACCAGCAGAAGCGGTTGGATTTTTTGAGATAGTTTTTCTTAGGGTATCAGCATCAGCACCAGTAAGTGTTTCTGCTTGCTGAGAGATGTCAATATAGTTTAATTGCTCTTCAGTAAAGTTAGGTTCTTTAATGCCCTCAACAATATAGTTTCCATTGGCATCCTTTTTAATATTTGGATATGCCACTAGATCCTACCTTCGGCGCTCATTACTTCCATCATACGACGGACATCCGCATTGTTTGGATCCATTTGATATAGTGCTTTAATTAATTGTGTTGAACTATCTAAGTTCATTCCAGGTACAACTGAAGGCAATGATAATATTTCTGATCCTGCTCCAGCACCCGAATCAACTCCATTTGTTATTGGTAGGCTACTGTCAGATGTAGGATCCATTAGTCCCATAAGACTTTTTAATTGTGGCTTTGGTGCTGAAGGTGTTGCTGCCACAGGGTTACCAGCCATAGGTGCTGCAGTCTGTTGTTCCATTTGTGCTTGACCTTGTCCATAGGCTAATCCAGACATATAACGTGCAGATTGTGTTCCTGACTGTCCTGCTCCGCCAGTTGCTGATACGTTTGCAGGATTGTTCTGTGGTGCAGTTGGACGATAACCGCCTCTGTTCTCTGCCATAGTTCCTCCTACTTAATTTTTCTAGGTTGTTCTTTTGATATATATGGTCCTGCTGTAAACGCTGTAAGTTTAGATGCAATCTCCATTGCTTCAAACGCATCTGCTCCAGCATATAAAGCACCTAGTGCATAGGTTGCTCCAGAACCTGCAGCATATACTCCATCTGCAGATTTACTTATTGATAACTCTTGATCAACATCAAAGATCTCTCCACCAACAGCCATTATAAACTGAAAGCGAGAATCCTTGCTATCTTCTTCAAAATTATAACCATTCTCTGTCATACATTTACGCAGAGATGGCATTGCCTTTACAATCATAAAATGATAAAGGTCTTCTCTATCTTGCTTTGTAGGAGTTGGTGGCTCCCAAATATGTTGTGCTATATCGCAAGGTAATGTTTCACCAGATCCAGCAATTAAAAACATACCATTCTCTGAAATCTTTTTAACTTCAGGATGTGTATAGATTCTACCATCAGCATCAGTAGTCTGACTATCAGCAACTATAAAGCAACGATCTTTGTGTTCTAATCCAATAATTGTTGTCATTGTCCCCTACTTAATTATCGGCGTCGAATAGTTCTTACGCTTGCGTTTGCTTCTCCGCCTGATGTTAGGCTAGATAAAAGACTTTGAATATCTGGTGCGGCTTCTTGTGGTGGTAACTCTTGTGCTTGTCCACCTTGTTCTGGCGGAAGAGCGCCTCCTACTGAAGCAGCAGCGGGAGCAGGGGACGTTTGCTCAACCTGAGATTGCGCCCCAGCAGGAGGAACCTGTTGTGGTTCGGGTGCAAAGATTTCTGCAATTGCATCCTCTATCGTTTGTCCCTTTTGTCTTGACTTAATAACTTCAGCAATTTTTCTAACAATGTCTGTAGGATTCTGTCCACTAGCGGCCATTTGTGGAATGACTTGGGTGTATGCTTGAAGTGAAGATACAAGAGCATTACGCATATCTTCAATTTCAATTTTCTCTTGCTCTTGTGTAACATTGACATTAAACGGTAACTCTCTCATAGCCATATCTTTGGAGATTAATTTTCCGCCAAGTGCTTGTAACATAAAGATAAGACCTTGGGCTGGATTAAGACCAGCAAGCATTCCATAACGAACATCTGCAGAATAATCGCCCTTGATATCTTTGCTTGGCTTGTACTCTAATGCGTAAGGTGAGCCAGCATCTACACCGCGAATTGTTTTAAGTTCATCGAAGAACATCTCGTCAACTTCAAAACACAAACCAATAACATCACGAAGTGCTGTAGCAAAGATTGCTTGTGCTGATTTAACTTGTGTATCAAAGGCTCCCATAAGTGCTTGGATTCCTTGACCTGTAACAATAGATGCATCAATATTTCCAGTACGTCCCTCTGGATAACGAGCACCAACTCTAAGTTCTTGGTTAAGTAATTGCTGTTCTGTAAATGCACCTTGTGGTAGCGTAAGTTCTACGCGACGAACACCTGCTGGATTTGCTGTACGAATAACCGCATCGCCACCCAACTGTAGTTCTTGCACATCTTGAGGAAGTACAATAGGAGCCTGTACAGATTTCTCTGCAGCCTCCATAGCCAACATAGCAAAGCGATTACGAAGTAATTGAATTCCTAGTACATCATCAAACTGTCCACGCATCTCACCATCAACAGATGGGCGTTTAGCAACAACAACCATCATCTTACCAAGTGGATTACGTGCTTGAGATAAAACTAAATTTTGGCGTGCAGGTATATATACAACAGATTGATCTTTATCGTAGTAACGAATGATTTCAACCAAGTTGTTTATTTCTTGTTTAAACCCAGTAGGTCCAAGCAGTTGACCTTCATACTCTGGGAACTGTGCTACTAACTCACCAAGTGTAAGTGTGTAACGTTTTGCAAATGCAACGCATCGTCCATAGCGATCAAATTCAGGATAAGCCATCCTTGGGTTTTCTAGGCGAATGCGTGGCAGTTTTGCTTCCTCGTCCATTTCAATAATGAATGGGAGGAATCCATATGTTATGTAGTGGTCTGCACCTGTGTACATAGAAACTTGTAAATCGGAATTATTAAAATAGTTAGAAGCAATGCGAGTACGATTGTCAGCAAACCTACGAGCACGATCATTGACCTGGCTAGCGGATGAGCAGTTAACCGCTGGAAGAGGCGCCATAACCTCAGAAAGGTCTTTGGCAACAATATCAATAAAATTTGCAACGACATTAGCGTCTACACCATCTGGAAAAAAATCAGGATACACCTGTGAGATTTTACCTTGACGCACAGAAAGGACGTCGCCTGCGCGGGCATCGCGCTCTGAAGCACGGTACTTGAGTGAATCAACTCGTGCTGCAATCTGGTCTATTGATAAAGCCATTTATATCCTAACCGTAGGTTTCTTGCCATTGCTCTGCAAAGGCGTCGTCTAAATTGATTCCGTATCTTTTATCTTTTTGTGCTCTAGTTGCCCAACGATTGTTGGCAA